CCGCGTCCGAAAATGTATTCCCTAATCCGGCAGAAATACACGCTAGTAAAATTGGGTCCGCCTTTATATTCTCAAAATATTTTTCTAGGTAATATTCAATTGAGCAGTACGAAAAATATATCGAAATAATTAATATAAAATTATCAATAAAACCAAAAGTTATAAATGTAATCATCTTATGCAACCTCTAGCGTTGGAATTAAATTATTAGCGTCAACAATAAACCCCGATCGATCTTTTTTTGCTTCTTGACCTCTAGCATATAAGCCCACTATTGAACCCGCGGGATCTAAAAAGCGTAGATCATCCTCATTACCGTCAATAACTGCTCTATTAAGAAATGATATAGGAATCTTTTTCTTGTCCCTAAAAACTACCGCTATATTGATATTAGAATGTTTTTTAATAGCGTCCTCTACTATGTTTTGGTAGCGTTCTGTCGCCTGAGAATAACTAACAGTCAAATGGTAGTTTTTAGGTAGTTTTTTATTGAGTCTATTGGGTCGTTTAGTGTAGTCATAAAAAATGGCGTCATATGATTCCATATCAATTAAGCGTTCATAATCAATATCACTTGTACCATTTAAACGAATACATGGGGTTGTTTCATCTTTTTTACAATCGCGGATAAACTTTTTGATATCCTTATCTAATATCTCAAGGAATAGTTTTTGGTCGTTTTGGAATAGATCAGTTTTTTTCTGTCTTGAAATATTGATGGAGGGAAAAACTGCACTCATTCCCGCATGAACTAGGCAAGGCTTCAAACAATTGGCCATTTTTGGCCCGCTCATAGGGCAGGTTTTTTCATTAGGTTTCATGTATACAATTGCCGTTGTGTATTTTTCGTTATCACTTTTTATGGTTTTTGCATTGGTTCCGACTGATAATAATTTATATGATCTAGGCATGTTATCTACTCTCTTTTAGTTTGCGTTATTTATAAACGGTTTTTGTTTAAGGTTTATTCCCTTATTTATATCTATTCTTCATTATTTTTCTTATTTCTTTAATTATATTGAGGCAATATTTTTCGCATGTTGGGTTCATATTATTACGGGCGTCCATTGAAATTTCATATAGTCCCGCCTCCAGATCGTCACATGAATCTATTCTGGCAATTTGGAACAATATTTCGGCTACGCTTTTTGGGGTCGGTGCTCTACCGTCAACGGTTCCAACATCCTCTAACATGCTTTGCATAAAGTTGAATAAATTTGGTTCATATTCTGAAGCTATCCCGACCGATAATTTAATGTTAAACATTTTTTGATTACTCATAATTATTCCCTTTAAAAAATTTTTGTTTTTGTGAGTGTTATTAATGAGACTATAAAAGATATGTAAAGTTCCATTCTCGTATTTATGGTTCTAAGTTCTCTCAATAGGTAACTATACATAATAGAACCGGAACCGCGGATATTATGAAATTGAAAAACGCTTGTACGCCTTTAGATTACTACTACTACTACTATTATTATTATTATATATATTCTTATATTTCTTTAGAGTTCTACGGTTCTGGCGTTTTTGATAGGACAATAGTTTTAATGCTATTACATTGCGCCGGCCGGATGAACGTTTGCTTATTTCTACAAAACAAAAACCCGCGAGCCCCCAAATAAAAACCAGAACCGAGAACCGCCGGCCGTTAACCTTTATATCCTGTAGTCTGTAGCGGTTCCGGTTTCCTGTAAGTTCCTTAGCTGTTTATCTTGTACTACTTAGAACCAACCCTTTATTTCTTGCCGGACTACTTAAGGTATTTTATTGCATAGGTTAACCAATGAGATCCTAAGAAATCGGCAGGGTTTTTAATATGTAAAGTAACGCTATCTAGAATAGATTATTATTTCGGAGGCAGCCGAAAGTTGGCAGAGGCAACCGAGACGGGGCCTGGAGCGGTGAAAAGGGCCTATAGACCTTAAGAACTACCCTCAGAAAGCCCCACCGCCCCCCAACGCACCCAAAAGTTTCGCGCGGGCCGAACGACCCTATACATTGTAATCCGCGTAAATAATCCCACGCATTTCCCAAACCCACCCCCCTAAGTTTACAAAAGGCAAATCAAAAAAATATTTCGCAAAAATTTGTCAAAACCATGAAGGTACGTTCTCCCCCCAAACTAAAAATCAAGGGAGTACTTGCGTCACCTAAAAAACAATTCTATACTCCAAGCAACAGCTGCAAATAAATACCAAAGGTGTACAGCGACACATGAACGACAGCAATCAAAACGTAATTATTCCGATCATAGAAGATAATATTCCTATCCCCAAAAATGCTAAAGAAGCGTTACCAGATACCCCTGTGCAAGAAGAACTCACGATGCGAGCGCAGACAATAAAGCTAGTCAGTGATCTAGCTGATGAAATTATTGAACCCACCACAGAAAACATGGAACGCGCAGAAAGTTTGGCAAAAGAAATGATGATTAATCCAGAGTTAAAACCTGAGTTCGGTGAATACCCTAATGAAACTATAGCTTACCTTGCAGGTCTAGTATCACAGACTAGTCACATGGTGGCTAAAGACTTGGCTGATATTAAACTTTCTGTTGTTAATGGGCTCCTACAAGAAGCAGCGATGGCTAAGACATCACGAGAAAGAATATCTGCTTGGAGTAAGATAGGTGAGATTGATGGCATCGATGCATTTAAAAGAAAAACAGAGATTACTCACATTACCAAGAGTGGTGATGAGCTAGAGAAAGAACTAAAAGAAACGATAGAATCATTAAAAAGCAAAGTTATTAATGGGGAACACAAAGTAATAAACGATGATTAGTGTTGAGGATTTAGAGCTACTACAAAATGCGTTACCCGATATGCCTGAAAGAGAACGGCAGAGAAGCTTGACGCTGTTACAACAGTATCAGAAAGAAATTACACAGACACAGGGTAAAGAAAACTTTTTAGATTTTATCAAACATGTCTATCCTGATTATAAAATAGGAGCACACCATGCAAGACTGGCTAAGTTGTTTGAAGAGATTGCTGAAGGTAAAAGAAAAAGGGTTATTGTTAACATCGCGCCTCGTCACGGGAAGTCAGAACTTATATCATACTTGGCTCCCGCGTGGTTTTTGGGTAAACACCCTGCGAAAAAGGTTATCATGGCTTCGCATACTGCAGATCTGGCTGTTAACTTCGGTCGTAGGGTTCGAAATTTGGTTGGTTCTGATCCGTACAAAGACATATTCCCGAATGTATCGCTTCAAGCAGACAGCAAATCCGCTTCTCGTTGGGGTACTAACTTCAATGGGGAGTATTTTGCAATTGGTGTTGGTGGTGCTTTGGCTGGTAGGGGCGCCGACTTATTCATTATTGACGATCCCCACTCAGAACAAGATGCAAAGCTTGGCAAATCTGATGTCTTTCTCCCTGCATGGGAATGGTTTCAGTCTGGTCCGTTACAGCGTCTTATGCCTGGCGGTGCTATTATTGTTGTTATGACTCGATGGTCTAAATTAGACCTGACAGGACAGATAGTTAACCAGATGGTAAAGAATGATGACGTAGATGACTGGGAAGTTGTAGAGTTCCCTGCGATTTTAGAAGATAAAGATGGAGAAGAGGTGTCATTATGGCCAGATTTTTGGCCTATAGAAGAACTACAGTCTAGAAGAGCTTCAATTGACATAAGATATTGGAACGCGCAGTATATGCAGAACCCAGTATCAGAAGAAGGGGCATTAATCAAGCGGGAATGGTGGAATATTTGGGAAGAAGATGAACCACCCCCCTGTGAATTTATAATAATGACGCTAGATGCGGCTCAGGAAGCTAATAATAGGGCAGATTACAACGCATTAACCACTTGGGGTGTCTTCTATAATGAAGAAGTTAACAACCACAACATTATTTTACTCAATTCGGTTAAACAGCGGCTAGAGTTTCCTGAATTAAAGCAAATGTGCCTAGAAGAGTACCGTGAATGGGAGCCTGATGCGTTTATTGTAGAGAAAAAATCTAATGGCGCGGCTTTATACCAAGAATTTAGACGAATGGGTATCCCCGTTGGTGAGTTTACACCGGGTAAAGGACAAGATAAAATAAGTAGGGTAAATGCCGTCTCTGATTTGTTTCATGGGGGGGTAGTATGGGCCCCAGATAGACGCTGGGCACATGAGGTTATAGAAGAATGTAACGATTTTCCTAGTGGGGCCAACGATGACTTAGTGGACTCCACTACTTTAGCACTTGCTAGATTTAGGCAGGGCGGATTTATTAGATTACCAAACGATGAAGAAGAAGAGAAGCAGATGTTCAGAAGTCGTGCTCACAAAAGACTATACGCATTATAAATAGGGTTTAGTAATGAAATATCCAAAAGGTTCAAAACAAAACCCATATAAAGGTTTACGTGAACTTAGAGGCTCCGGTGTATATTATACGGACCGTAATGCTATTAATGAAGTACAAAAGCGTTTAGATAGAGAGCTATCACCGGAAGAAAAAAGAATTGTAGAACTAGAAGGGTTTGTAGATGCATATTACCTAGACGATCGAGATGTTTTAACTAGGGGTGTAGGACAAACAAAAAAGTATGCTGAAGGCGAAAATGCTTTAAGTGGTTTTAGTGGTGCATACCAACAACACGCAAAAAGTTTAAGAGCTTTATCTGGTATGGGCAACTATGATAGTTATTCTCCAGCACTTAGACAAGAGTTAATGGCTGCTCACTATAGAGGAGATTTAGGACAAAGTCCTGCTTTTAGAGAACTATTGTATTCTGCAGAAACGCCAGAAGATTATAATGTTGCAGCAAAAGAGTTTTTGAATAATAAAGATTATTTAAGTAGACTAAAAAGCGGTGGAGATGGTGTTACTGATAGATTTAAAGCTGTTGTAGGAGCGTTAAAAAACGAACCAAGATATAAAAATGCAGATGCCCGTACTGGGGCTTCTCGTACAGTAGAAGAACTGTTACAACTAATTAATAAGCCTGTCCAAGGCGGCAATAAAATAATAGATTAACTAAGGAAAGACTAATGGCAGATATTGACAAAGGACTATATGAAGCACCTAAAGGAATGGAGGAGCTAGGTGCAGAAGAAACCGCTATTGAAATTGAAATTGTTGATCCTGAAGAAGTTACCATAAGAATAGGTGACGAAGAGATAGTGATTGACCCCGATATAATGCCAGAAGATGAGTTCTCCGCTAACCTAGCAGAAGACTGTTCCGATCAGTATTTAGCAGAGCTTTCTTCAGATTTACTAGAGGATTTCTCTAATGACGTTAACTCAAGAAAAGATTGGTTAGAAACTTACGTTGATGGTCTTGAATTACTAGGTCTTAAAATAGAACAAAGAAGTGAGCCTTGGGAAGGGGCTTGCGCTGTATATCACCCACTCCTATCTGAAGCACTCGTTAAGTTCCAAGCAGAAACTATGATGGAGACGTTCCCAGCAGCGGGGCCGGTTAAGACTTCTATTATTGGCAAAGAAACGCCAGAGTGTTTAGAATCTGCTGCTCGTGTACAAGAAAATATGAACTACCAGCTTATGGATAAGAT